CTCATCCGGCCACACCCAAAGCATGTCCCAATATCCATCTTTAGTGATCTGTCTAGTATCCTCCCATGCTGCACTAAGTTGAAAAGTAGCTCTTACACTTGAGGAGCTAAGCACCTCACGTCTATTGATCCAAGTTACGTCGAGATCCAGGTATTTACGGCGGCGCTTTTCGCTATCCCAGACTGATGCAAAAACCTGAGCCCCAGTGCCGTCATAGGGCACGCGAATCGTTTCGCGAAGGGAGGCCCTTTGAGGAATCAGCAGGTTGTAAGTAGCAGGCTGTGTGCTCATGCCTCAGTTTTCCCGGTTTCCTCCTCCACCCACGCCTCATCAACCTCAAGCGTTGCCGGGTCATCAGCCACGAACTTCCCGTCAGGATGCTTGGCGCGGCGCTTGCTGGGCTTCGGGGGCAACGGCTCTTGCTGCAGCTCAACCGGCGGCTCAGGTTCAACCCCTGCGGCTCTCAGCACGATGGCCTGTCGCAGCTCTGGGGTCATCCCTGCGGAGAAACTGAAAAGGGCAAGCATGGTGTGGGCTCCAAAGGTGAAGGGGAGGCCCGTGAAGACCTCCCCCAGGTTGCGGATCAACCGCGCTGAATGTGGACCGTGGCGCCAGTGGCATTGGCTGGGGCAGCCAGGCCATTGCCGCCTTGGCCGGAGCCAGTGCCAGCAACCAAGCGCAGGGCCACAACGCGCACGTCACCAGTGATGGCGGGCGACGCGGCAGCCTTGACCAGGGCCTCGATTTGCTGACCGGTGAAGCCAACTTCAGCTTGACTGGTGCCGTTGAAGCTCACTGCACCGATCTGCACATACCCCGTGGGGTTGGCAGAGCCGATGGCAGCACCATCAGCCAGGTGGGCCACTTCGATGAAGTAACCACCAGCGGCATTGCTCAGGGCACCAGTAGCGACCACTTTGAAGAAGTCGCAGGTGTTGAGCTTGAAAGGCATGATCCGAGCGGCGCCAGTGCGCGACTCAGCGGCGACACCTTCCCCGGCACGGACAGAGCCGACGAGGACGGAATCGCGATCAATGAAGAACGGCTTGCGGGGGGCTAAGCCAGTGGCCTTAGGCATGGTTCAAAGGGGAATGAAGGGCGGTTTACAGGTAAGGGAATCAGGCCGTGATCGCAGCGTTGGTGATGTTGTAGAGACGAGCGGCGGCCCGCTTGTTCTCAACCACCATGGCGGCGTGCCAAGAGATCCGGGTCAGGCGGGTTGGGGTCGCAAACGACTCGCCCACGTCGTAGATCACCAGGCCAGGCTGTGGGTTGCCGCCAATATCCAGGGAAGGGCCCTGAACACCAGACACCAAGCCTTCACCCATGGACACGCAATACACCGAAGTGGTGTTAGAGCTGGAGCCCTCATCAAAGCCCTGAATCGCGACGTTTTTGCTGTCTACGTCGGTGCGGATAATTTCCACATCGTTGTAGAACATCGACATCCGGCCGATGGCGTTCAACTCAAAGTTGACCGTGCCGGAAACACCAGTGGCGCGAGCTGCGGCACCGAAACGCACCGCGAGCTTTTTGCCCATCACCAGCCGCTTTTCACTGTTGGGGCCGTCCACAGAGTCGATCAGCTCATCGAGAGCCGCGAAGCTCATGCCAGCACCAGTCGCGTGGTTAGCGATGGCTTGGGAAGAGCCGGTGGTGATCTTCTTGCGAAGGCCATCCATCTCGCGGCCAGCGCTCAGGGCAGCGTCGCCCTTGATGAAATCGCGCTCAATGCGCATACGCAGGGCACGGGCAGAAGCTTCGATCTGACGAGCGTGAGCGTTGGGGCCAAAGAGGGCGATCTTGCTGGAGTCCGTTTTCACGTCCTTCCCATAGATCTTCAGTACCTCGGCCTCGGTGACGGTGGAGCCTTGGCTGTCGTCGTTAGCCTCGTCGAAGAGACGGGGCTGCGAATCAGGCAGCTCGTCATCCATCGCATAGACATAGGCGCCGCCTTGGGTATCAACCCAGGGGATCACGGGGGCCAGCTCGCCGGTGTTCAAGATGGCGCGAACGCCCAGTTCAAGATTAGAGGCACCGGCAGTGGTGCGGAGCGCAAACTGCTCCCAAAGAGTCGTAGAAGCCACGGGATAAAAACGCGAAGGGGGTAAGCGGTAGGGGGGTCCAGATCGCTAGGTGTTGGCTGTGGCTGGCATCGCGCCGCGCCTGCTTTGGCCTGCTACTGGGTGGACGACGCCCCTGGCATCGCGCCCGGTGCGGTGACCCATTGGCATCGCGCCGCGGGGTCACCTGAAGTTTTCCCGGTTCGCCTAGATCAGCTCCCGTAGTGCTCTGAGAGCAGGGCTGATCCCTTCAGTTGACGCGCTTGCTCAACCGATCGGGTCTGGGTGCCACGGATGCCACGGGCACCAACAAAGCCGCCAGAACCTTCCCCGCCCTTGGGCTTAAAGAAGGTGCCCACCACGGGGGAGTTATCAGCCTGTTGATTCAGCCAGGCAACCGGATCCATGTCCTGCCCCTCGGCAGTCTTCATCCGATCGCCGTCACCATCAACCACATAGAGCTTCCCGGTGGCATCCTCCACCCGAAGATGGCGGCGGCCCTGAAACTCCATCCACGCATCGAAGAAGCTCAGGCCTGAGCTGTCGGCCCCATCACGGCCTTCTGCAGCAGAAAACACCCCACGGGCCAGGGTGCGCACCTGCAGATCAATGCGCTTGAGCTTTTCGGTTTCGGCCTGTTGATTGGCCTTCCTGATCTGCTCCTGTGCCTTGGCCTCCATGCGCTGCCTCTCAGAGGCTGTGAGCTGCTCCCTTTCGAGGAGTTGCCGTTGCAGCTCTTCTGCCTTGCGCTGGGCCTCGCGGTAGGTGTCAGGGTTCAGATCCTTGACGGTGCTCAACTGGCTTTCGAGCTGCGCCAGCTTTCGCTCCAGGGCCTTGCGTTGCTCGCGTTCTTCGCGAAGGGTCTTGAGGCCAGCCTGACCAAGATCCTCGTCGTCTGCCGGGGGGTCACCGCCGCCACCATCAGCTTCTCCTGCGGGGTCAGAGTCAACAGAGAGGAGCCAAGGGAATTGAGCAGCGCCGCCGAGGTTCAGCAGGTCTGCAAGTCGAATGTTCATGCGTTGCCGGTGGATCGCCCAGCCGGTGCAAGTTGCCTATAAGTTTTCCCGGCCTGCTGGGGTTAGGAGTCCTTGAGCACTTCGCGAACCACTTTTTTGATCACCTTTTCTTCTGATTCTTTGTTGAGCTTTCGCTGGCGGTTGGCTAGGGCAATCAGCTGGGCGCGTTGGGGGAGGGCTTGTTTTTGGTCATCCATGGGGTCAGTCCGCTAGGTCGGTGATGGTGGTGGGGGGGGTGAAGTCTTCTTTGTATAGGGCTTGCGGGGTGAAACGGAGGGACTGAAGCCAGATCTTGGGCACGTTTGGGGAGTACGTGACAACAACAGACTCAGCGTCCCAGTACCACCTACCAGGCGTAAGACTGTTGCCGGGAGTCTTCTTAAACTCTCCATTCTCTTCAAACACTGTTTCGTAGCCGGAGTGAGTAATCGTGACACCGTGATAAGCCTTATTGCTGTTAAAAGTGCTGGTAAATGTCTTCTTAAGTTTACCATTCAAGTAAATGCGGCGAACCGCCTGCGTAGACCCTTCGACTGGCTCGTAGACCACGGCTATATGATGCCTTCCGGGTGGCACGGAACCAGTAGAAGGCGGTGAGTCAAAGACGTCTATAAAATAGTTTTCGTTGATATTAAAATAGTTGAGGAAAGGGGAGGTCTTTATGTGATTGCGAATCTGAAATTCAAAATAGTCAAATGAGCCCTGCCCCTGAAAAATCTTAATCCTCATTTCATTAAAGTATGATCGCTCGTAAACCTTCGGATCTATGCTTCCAGAGTCTGCTGGATTTTCATCGGGTGGGATCGGAAAACTTTCAATCCTTGTTTCGCCTTCTCTTGTCCCTGATTCCAGGTAAAGAATAAATTCATAGGTTACTTGTGTTGTCTTGTCAGCTGTCCAGTTAAATACAGCCTCTTCAAAAGGAATTTGAGTGCTTGCCGTTATGTATTTATCGGTTTCCCCGTCGTAGCCGGTAACGGGGCCTTGCGTGATTGAATAATGAGATAGCGCAGATAGGTAGGCACTGCCTTTATAGGTATATGGGATAATCTCTGGGCTTTCTTCTGAGCCCCGGTTTTCGGTGAAATTGTCTTCCCCACTAGAAACGCCAGGCTCAAGCATTAAATTCGTAGTTATACCTGTCAGACCAGAGGTATTAGATGTGATATTAAATTTTTTATTAGGCATGAAATATGGGGCAAAGGGAACTATTAAATTATCCCCCGTAAAAGCAATCGTATCCTGATCAAGTTCTGCCTCAAGTAAAAGTTTATTGTCCGTGTACTGCCCGCCAGGCACGAGGATGAACCCATTCCCGCCCCTCTTCCTCCTCCTAGTCCATATCTTGTACTGCTCTCTCTTCTCGTGCTCAAGTTGCCCCCCAACCCTTCGCCCATCAGGCTGCTTGTCCTTGTCGAGCTGCTTTTTCTTGACCTCCTCCTCTGCTTGTCTCTTCGCCCTTTTCTTAAGTTTTACCTCTGTTTCTTTCACCCCCTGCCGTTCCCGATTCGCATATTGCGAAGCACGCGCAGACTCTATAAGTTTCGGCGGTAACTTAAGGCGAACGTTTGACATATCACGATGTCACCAGGAAGCCATCTGTAAAGAGGAGAATGTTGTAACCCCTAGGCTCTCCGGGGTAGAGGGCCACGGTGGGCGACTCGTTCAGGATGAAGCTGACGCCTGTGTTCCACGTGGTCGAGCTGCCTGAGATGGTGCCAACCACCAGATAGGCCGTATTCCAGTTGAGGCCCGTGCCGCCTGAAGAGGCCTGAAACTCACAGAGCTGCGCAGGGGCCTGAAAGCGTTCGCTTGTGGTGTTGTAGGCCCCTGCAGGAATGGTCCACTCATAACGGGCGTAGCCATTGCCCGTCAGCTCTACCGCGTCCCATTGGGCTGTGGTGGAGCTTGCGGTGAGCGTGCCGGTGTTATTGGCCAGGCATAGCCGCGCCCTCTTGCCCTGATAGCTGTTGGCCCATAGGCGTTCGGCTTCGTAGGGGGTTTGAATTAGAGGGGTGGCCATGCGCTATCTCTAGGGGTTTCGTCTATTTTACTGCGGCCAATTAAGTAGCAGCAGGCAACGTGATTTCCCAGGTGCTGGCAGCGAAGCTGAGCGTGGTGTTGGAGCTGACCAGATCGGCGCCATTGTCCACACAGCAGACCAGCTCATCAGCCGAGGATGCGCCACCACGGGATCGGTAGACGACGAGCTTGCGGGCTGTGATCGTGGAGGAGGGCCAGGAGACTGCGCCGACGGTCAGGGTGCAGGCGGTGGAGGTGGTTGCCACTGAGAGTGTGACAGCATTGCCGCCAGCGGTGTATCCGGTGCCCGACACCTCATTTGTGACGCTGGAGCGCTTGCTGTGGGCCGTCCTGCTTTCGGTGTAGGCCGAGGTGACGAGCATCCCCTTATAGGTGTGCGTGGTATTGCAGTTCCCTGCAAACACGTCAGCCAGGAAGCTGTCGTAAATAATGTCAGCCATGAAAACGTAAGGGCCGCTTGCCTCTTAGTTTTCCCGGTTTGGCTTAGCTGTTCGGGAAGGGGGCTGTGGGTGGGGTGAAGCTAGAGAGATAGCGAGCAAACTTACTGATGCGCAACTCATCAACGTAGCCGGTGAAGTATCTACCGAAGGCATCTACGGAATTTCCAACGTGGATACTTTCACCAGCTGAAGCGCCAACTGTGGACGAATCAGTAAGGGTGCCAACACTTGTTCCGTTCACGTAGCCCGTAATTGTTGTGCCACTGCGAACCATTGCAACATGGTTCCATGTGTTCACAGATCCAATCGCAGTCCCGCTAGGGTTGATCCTGCTAAAGTTCACAAACAGGCCAGGGTTAGCACTGCCCGTTCTGATCATGATTCCCACATTGCCAAAGTTGCCAATATCAAGCACTGTTGAATAGTCACCCCTAGACGTTTCGTAGTACCACAGCTCTACAGTGAAGTTGCCAGCAAATTGAAATAGGCTGCTCTGTGGGATGCTTAAGTAATCGCCTGCGCCGTCAAAATATGCGGCCTGGGCAAACTTGGCTTGGGCTGTGCTGATGGCAGCATTGCCATAGGCGGTAACGGGTAGTGCATTGCTGCTGCTGTCAGTGAATGTGGTTGAACCGTTTGCACCGTCCATGTGCAGGAGAAGGGAGACGGTTGAGAAGTTGGGATCCGTTGGCCCGACAACACTTCCCGCTCCTGCCGTAAACGTGCTCCCACTCGTCCAGGCCGCCCCGTTGCCGGTGACATCTCCAACGCCGCCTGCCCCTGCGGTGAAGGTTGATCCACTGCTCCAGGCCGCACCCGCCCCTTGCTCGTTGCCGTCCTCCCCAGCCCCGGCGAGGAACACCGACGCACTGGTCCACGTTGCCCCAGGCGCCTGCTCCAGATCGTCACTGCCAGCCCCGGCGGTGAAGCTCGTGCCACTGGTCCACCGTGCCCCTGCGCCCAGCACCAGGCCACTCTCAGCCGCCCCTGCGGTAAAGGCCGTGGCGCTTGTCCAGCTCGCCCCAGGTGCCCTAACCAGGCCATCACTCCCCACCCCAGCCACAAACACCGACCCAGACGCCCACCTCTCCCCACCGCCATGGCCAGGCCCTGCAGTGCCTGCTCCTGCCGTGAAGGTCGTCCCGCTGGTCCACCGCGCCCCAAGCGATGTCGAGGGCGCCGCCACTGCGGTGGCCAGCACGCCAGAGCCGCTGCCGGCCAGGTATTCGCCAGCAGGTTGAGCGATCCAGAACTGAGGGTCTGCAATGGCGCCTGAGCCGCTGCCGGCACCGCAGAAGATGGTTTCCCGATAAGGCTTGATGATGATCGCAGGGGCAATCGTCGCCGGCGGGATCGGGGCGGTGTTCGCAGGTAGGGCCCCAAACAGGGTGTTGAGGTCTGGGTTGCTGAAGTTGAACCCGGTTGGGATCGGGATGGCGTTTGCCGGGACAGGGTTTGAGTTGTTGGTGATCGCGACAGGGGTTGGAAGGGCCGAGATGTTTGGCGGCAGGGGGAACCAGGCATTGCCCACGGTGCCATCAATCGCCCCCCAGAACAGGGCATCACAGGTCACCGTGGCGCCGCTGGGGTCCAGGTTCCATGTCCTGCCGTTGACCAGGAAGGCCCCGGTGCAACCCTTGAGGCGGATGTAGACGACGCTCAGAGGCTTAGGCGGGAGGGCCTCAGGGAGCACCTGGATTCCAACGCCGTTGCGGTGGCCGAAGAGATAGCGGTTTTCAAGGCGGGCATATTGCAGCACCTTCTGAGCTGCGTCGCTGGGGATGACGATGAAGTTGCTGCCGCTGCCCACCACGCGATCATCCGGCGCATAGGGAGGGGACAGCTCCACAGCGGTCTGGCTGGCGGCGGAGCCAACGGCCCAGGCAAGGCGGGATTCCTGTTCAACGTTTGGGGCCTTTTGGTTTGACTCGGTGGTCCGCTCGGCTGCGCTAGGGCGTCGCTGAGTGCCGAACGCGCGTTCAGTGCGGATCCTGATCTCGGTTCCACCGTCCCTTAGTGAAGTAGCAAGGCCTAGCCAGTCGTCTTGATTTTCCCAGGGTTGCTTTTTGTCTCTCTCCCTAGAAAGGGATTCTGAACCATCAAAAGTCTGAATGTACGGAATCTTTGTGCTTGTAATTGTCTTAGAAATTCCGCTTGCCTTATCCCTGTAATAAATAATTCTTCTTACCGAGGATTTGTATTCCGTTCCTGCCGCCGTACTAGGAAAAGACCCGCTTGTTGAATAGCCTCCATTTTTGACCACCTCAAAAGGAGCTTGCACCCCTAATTGCTGTCGGATGGGACCCAGAGGCGACCACTCAATGGTAATCTCTTGTTTTACGTCATCATCATTGTCGTTATTCTCATTCCTTTGCGCTTGCTGGCGGGCGGAAATTGATTCAAGCGGATCACCCTCGGCGGAATAACTACAGGTAAAAGCCGTCCAGTTGTCAAGTCCAGAACTGCTTGTGCCGTTGGCTTCAACGTCCGCGCCATCATTGTAAAAAAAATATGTTTCTGATTTCGTGGTTCCCCATGTTCCTATTGACTCCGTAACCCTTCTAATAGCACGGTCTTTTTTGTCGTAGGTAGTCCTTGTGCTGCTTGTGACTTGAGTATTGATAATCTGCTCTTGCTCAAAGCCTTTTGCCTGATACTTTTCGCCCGTGATCTCCCCTCCTTCGTCATTGTACCGATCGTAACCGTATGAATCCTTTTGTTGTTTTGTTACTCCGGTTGGGGTGTATTCGTATTTTGTCCATGTGTGCTTATATGTTTCTATCTGCCCAGATGTTGTTTCAAGCTCCCAATCACGTTTTTGCTTATCTTCGTCGGATTCATCTGAATCAGGAGCTTTCAGGCTGATGCTGTTGTATTTAGCATAAACGGCATCACCAGGCAGCTCGCCTGAGTTGACTGGGTTTAGATCAATGAGGTCGTCTTGGGTTAGTAGGATACTGCTAGCCGTGGGCTGATCCTTTGAAATAAACTCCGCCAGGCCCGCTTCATTCATGCGGCAGACGTAGCCCTCACTGGCGCACAGCTTCCCCAGTTCCTCTACATAACCACCAGACATGTCAAAGTCTTGCCTGGTGTAATAGTTGGCTAGGGGTATGGTGCCTGTGTACTGAATCCGTAGAATGCACAAGATCATTCCCACTAACCAAGAGCCAGAGATGGCAGGAGTCTGCGCTCTCCATTGAGCCTCGGAAACACCTGCGTTTTCATCTCTGGTGTCTAGGGTGACTGGTTCTTTTCTGTTTTCATAAAAGGCAAGATCACAGCCCACGGATACGGTGGTCTTATTGCGGATCGGATCTGAGAAACACGAAAGCACCCGCAGCCGCAGGGGAAATTGAGCAATCCAGGTTTGACCATCGCTATAGGCCAGCCTGACCACAGCCCCACTGGTGGGCCTGAAAATACCATTCAGATTGACGGTGCCTTTCAGCATCAACACCCCAGCGCCCTGGGCGTGATCCTCAGCAATCGAAGCCCCCTCCTCACTCAAAGGGCCAAGGTTGCACCAGGTATAGGCGCGGGCGTCAATCGTCATCTTATTTTGGTCACCGTAAAGTTCACGTCGTAGTAAATATCCATCACCCCGTTTTGCACGCGCTTATCGGCCACAGGCTCAGACCATTCTGTCAGAAAGTAACTGTTGGTGGCTGGGGTTGTGTTCGTATTGGTTTCGGCCCATGCCTCTAAAAGGGGCAGATTGATTTCATCCACCCAGCCCTCAATGCGCAAGGTCTTGGTGAGCTTCAGGGGGCCGGTGACAATGTGCTTTCCGCTGGGGTTCAGTGCAATGCTCGGCAGGTCCGTGAAGCCATCAGGGCGGGCCCTCAGGTTCACCACAGCACTGCCAAAGGTGATGGTGCCCAGCTCAAGGACGTCCTCATCCTCCACCTCGTCTTCCTTCTGCGCTAGCAGGACCGCCAGGGCCTCGGCAGCATCCACCACGGACAGCGACACCCGGCAGAAGGCGCCGGCCATCTGGATCTGTGGGGCACCGTTGAACCAGACCGGGACGGCGGTTGTCCATGCAAAGCCTGGGGCCTCGCCGGTGAAGCCAGCCGTCACCCCCACCAGGCCGGTTTCGTTGGGATCCCCGTCCGCGATCCTTGCCGCTTGCCAGGCCCGGAACATGTCTGAAATTTTCTTGGCGTCCTCTCGCGTCACCACGCCTGAGATGGCCCATTGCCTGGCCACCCGGCCGCGTGTGGTCTCCGTCTCCTCCCAGCCAACCGGGTGATCCGCGAGGTTGGGGAAGGTGTAGGTGTGGGTGCCGTAGGTGAGCGTGATCATCGGATGCTCTGGAGGGTGCGCAGAAGGCCTGCATTGCCAGGGACGCTCACATGGACATCAGGCGCCCGATAGGAGCCCATGGTCTTCTCCAGCCGGTCAATGGAGCGCTGCAGGCGGCCCAAGGCGGCGACCTGATTGCCCTGCCCTGGGGAGGGTCCAGCAAAGGCGGCTGTAACCCGCGAGGGGCCGCGCCCGCCACGATCAAAGGCCCCTGCCGCGTCCAGCTTGGAGGTCATGCTGGCAGGGATCACAAGGCCCCTCGATGGCGCGACCCACTTGCCGTACTGCGGCGCTCTGATCAGGCTCAGCATCCCGGAGCTGGAGAGGAAGGATTCTTGGCCAAGTTCGTTGACGGTGTAGGCAGTGCCACCGCGAACATCACCCCCCGCGAACCTGGCCTTGCCGCCTGACTCCTGAGATTTGTAGTTGGCCAGGGCGGTGGCCGCTGCGTTGATGCTCGCTGTCACATCCACCCAGCTACTTGCCAGGCCTTGGGTGGTCTGGATGGTGCCCTCTGTGCCCTGCGCAAGGTTTCCTTGCTCACTCACGGCCTGGCTGAGGTCAGGGGGCTGGAGGGCGTCGTAGGCCTGCTGGATCTGATCCGCATTGGCGCTGTCGGCCAGGGTGGTGTCAAACTCTGCAGCGCTTTGGTTGGCCGTCTCTAGCCCTTGCACCAGGGCCTGCGCGCCATAGGCGGCCTCGCTCAAAGATTGGCCGGCACCTTGGAAGGGGTCAACACCGCCGCCGTTCAGGGCCTGCAGATCCATGCCCAGCTGATCAACCTGATTGGAGAAGGGGACGATGGAGTTTGCGGCGTTTGTGAAGTCAGCCTGAACCTGGTCAAGGCCGGTGGATGTGAATTCAACCGCATAAACGTTGTCATTGATTGCTCCTGACAGCTTCTCTTTAGCCGTCTCCTTAAATCCGGCCAGAGATGACTCATCAAGGAGGGCGTCAGCTTTGATCATTACGCTGATGTCTCCCTTGTCTGTTGTTTCAAGGGCCCTGCCTAGTGAATCAACACGGCTCTTTGCCTCCTCAGGCGTCATACCAGAGAAGTTGATACCTAGGTCTACAGAATCAACATTGCTAAGGTTGTCGCCATTGTTCAGCCCTTGGAAGTACGCCTCGGCGTCCTTTCTGAACTCGCTTAGGTTTGGATTACCGAGTAGCGCATCTGTTTTTACTCGGATTGTTACTGGATCCTCTAGTTGACTAATCTCAGACTCCTTAAACGCGGCAATGTCCTTGGCGGCCTCTGCGGTGTCCACCGTGGGCTTCAGGCTGAAATCAGGGAGGTCCTTCATCCCCTCAGGGGTGAAGAGACGCTTCTGAGCCTCAGGGCCGAACAGCTCGTCACGCGCCTTTTGCAGGCTTTCAATCGACTGCTGGTCAACATCCAGGGCCCCGGCGTTCAGCTCAACAAAGCCAACGTCCTTAAGGTGCCTCCCAAGGTCTTCAACGCTGACGCCTGCCTGCTTTGCTGCATCATCAAAGACGCCCAGATCATAGGTTGCGGCCTCAGTGGACTTCAGGTTCACATCTTGTTCGGCCAACTTATTGAATTCTCGCTGTTGCGCCTCTGACGCACTCTCAATAGCTCGGGCCTCTTCCTCGCTTATGGCTCTCCATGTATTCGTTGTTATGCCTAGCAATCTTCCCTGCATATCCCGATACTCTCTTTCGATCGTCAAGAAAACACCGTTTGCATCAGCTACGAGCTGTTTACCGTCAAGCGTAAGGGGCAATAGTTTTCCGCCGGGAGGTATAGCGGCGGCGGCTGCGCTACCAGGGCCAGCAGGGGAAGGGTTGTCGCTCGGTGCCCCGCTGTCAGGTAAAGCCTTCTGCCCTCCGGTCTCTCCACTGGGTACGCCGCCCCCGCCACTGCCCGGAGCGCCAATACCGGCAGCTTTTCCAGCTGCGTCTTTGTAGGCATTTCCCAGATCTCCTAGCTTTTTAATGCCGCTATCAATGGCGTTATTGTGCTGATTGATAACGCCCAGCAACTGATCCGCTTGCGCTGTCACATCTTTCCACGCCATCTCAACCTGTCCAACCTTGCCCTTTTGGTCGTCAAGTTGCTTAAGCTGCGGTGAAAGGTCTCCCTCCCAGCCCCCCTTAGCAGCTTGCGCCCTGAAGCCTTCAACTTCAGTGTTTTGCTTGATGGCAAGCATCTCTCTTTCCATTGCAAACTGTTGCCCAAGCTGCCCGAGTCGTTCTTTTTCTGCGACGACTTGGGCACCACTCAGCGCAAGTGATTCCTGTTGCAGTGCAATGGCTTCCCCGTAGGCAGCTTTCTGCTGTGGCGTCAGATTGGGATCCTGCTGTTTTGCCTTCAGGTCAATCAGCTGGCGCTGGTCGTCAAGAACAGCCCTTTGCGCAGTTCGCACGGCTGCTTCTTGCTCCATCTTGGTTGCTAACTGCTTTAGTTCTAGGGCTTTGCGCTCCATCTCAAAGCGCTTAGCTGCTGATTCCATGGAGGCCGCAAGGGCTTCTTTTTCAATCGCTTTCTCTCGCTCTTTAAGGGCCTTAATCTCCTCTTCCTTTGCCTTAGCGGCCTCTGCAGCTTCCTTGCGCTTTGCGTTTATCTCCTCTTCAGATCTCTTCCTCATTGTTCTTATCTGCTCTTCCGTGCGCTCACGCTCGTCGGCCCGTCTTCTTTCCATTGCGCTGATCTGACTATCTCCGGCACCTGAATCCTTTGCTCGTTGCATATCCTTTTCCCACATCTTGTCCCTGATTCGCGCCTGCTCCTGAACCGCCTCAAGCTCCTTATCGCTATTGCTTTGTAAGGCGTCGATCTCTGCATTGCTGCTGTCCCTCATTGCGCTTAGCTCGTCTTGCGCATCGCTGATTTGACGGCCAACCCGAGCCTTGCTGACGTCAAACCTTGCCTGCTGCAGCCCAGCCATTGCTTGAGCCATATTCAGGTAAGCATCCGCCATCTGGCGAATAGTCTCTAGCCTTGCCTTATCCAAGCCCATTAACTTATTCGCGTTGTCTATCTGCTTTTGCTGGTTGCCTACGCCTATGTTTTCAGCGTCTGCGGCTTTCTTTGCTGCGTCATATTTCTCTTCAGCGGTCTGAACTTGATTTCTTGCGGCGTCAACTTGCTTTCCAGCAGCATCTGCGGACGCCTTATCTACCTCTGCAATCTTTACTTTAACCCCCAGAAGCTGACGCGATAAGTCTCCCTGCAGTTGATCATTCTCTGCTTTTCTCTTTGCAAAATTATCATTAGGCTCTCCGCGTCCTTTACTCACACCCTTTTGCGCTCTTGCTAAGTCAGCCTCTAGTTCCGCTCTTTGCTTTTCAAGCCCTGCTTTTTCAAACTCTATCTTGGCCTTAAGCAGTATAGGCGCTTCCTCAAATTGTGCAATTTTTGTTTCAATCTCATCCCACCTCTTTTTGTCTACCACAGGATCTAGCTTGATCTGTTCATTCCGTAGGGCCTGAACTTGGCTCCTTGCTTCCACCAGCTCCCTAACGAACCGCTTCCCTGACTCGCTCAGGTTGTCAAAGCTCTTGCTGCCAATGCCATCATCAGCAGCTTTTAGAACTTCCTGGTATTGCTTGGCAGCATCTAGCTGAGCTTTAAGAACCCCTGCGCTAGAGTCGTCCTTGCCAACCTTCTTAAGTTGCTCCTCGATTGATTTAATCTGCGCTTCTACCTTTTCAATGTTGAGCTTAATGTCTAAGGGATTTTCAATCTTGCGCAGCTCATCCAGCTTAACCGCCTTCAGCTTCTCAAGATCTGTGGTGTCAATGTTGAGCTTTTTGCCTTCGGCGATTTCCTTGCTGACTTGAGCGATTTCCTCCTTCAGCTCTTTAGATTTATCGGAAAGGGCCGTGGTCTCTTCACCGGCCACCTTGATTTGATCGCCAATGAATTTGTAGGCAGCTCCTGCGGCTAGTGCTGTTCCTGCAACCGTAACGACCGCCCCAGCAATCCCACCAGTCTTGAGGCCAGCAATCAGGGACTCAAGGGTTAGCTGTATTTTTGTGCGGTTAATGATTGCATCCTTGACAACCTTCAGGGCCGTATAGGCTGCGGTTACAGCTGCGATGCCCCTTGCTGCTGCCACATGGGCCAGGGTCAGGGCCCCGGCGAGCTTGGCGCGATTCGTGACAATCAAGAGGGCCTGCCCTAGCGCAATCGTCACAGGCACGGCTGAGCGCCAAGCGGCAAACGCAGCCCCTGCGGTGATGACCGTCTGCGCCATCGTTTTGGTGGTCTGATCAGTCTCCCGGAGGTTGCCCGTCAGGACAGCGGCAGAGGCAGCAGCCCCGGCGATCATCACAGCTGCAGCACCCCAAGGGCCGGTGAGCACAGCGGCAACAGACGTGATTTCCTTGCGCAGGGCCGCCCATCCCGTGGTGCCCATGACCACATTCAGTGCGGCGATGCCCAGGCTGGCCGCTGTTGCAGCGCCTGCCATGGCGATCAGGGCCGCCCCGGTGGTCTTAATTGGCTCGGGCATCCCGGAGACAGCTCCGGCCAGGGCATTGGCGGTCTGCAGGAAGGGCCTCAGGCCTGCGGCGATCACCTTTCCAATTCCGGTGCCGATCGCGTCAATCGTGCCCTGCAGCTGCTGCATTTCCATGCCGAAGCCAGCCATGGCATTGCGGGCCACATCAGTGGCGCCCGCGCTGTTTTGCATGTCCGCAGAGACTTTCTTGATCTCCGTTGCGGTCTGGTTCAGCATTGCCAGCACCGAGGGGCCGGCGTCCTCCCCAAAGAGAATCTTGGTCAGCTGAACACGATCGCCCTCGTTCAGCTTGTCCATGCCAGCCTTCAGCCGGATCAGGACTTCATCCATCGGCAGGAGCTTGCCTGACGTATCCAGCACCTCAGCGCCGAGCATCTTCATCACCTTGGCCAATCGCTCCTGCCCATGCGCCAGTCCAAGCACCTCAGGCGTTGCACCGCCTGCGGCCTGCTGGATCTTTTGCATGAAGTGCTTCAGGGCGGTGCCGGCTACGGTCCCCTGAATGCCAGCGTTTGCCATCAGGCCGGTGGCCATGGCCACTTCCTCAAGGCTGATCCCAAGGGCCTTGGCGATTGGCGCCGTGTCCCTAAAGGTGTACGCCATGCCCTCGATGCTGGCGTTTGTGCTGTTCGCCAGGTTGACCATCACGTCGGTAACCCTTCCGACCTGATCAGCCTCCAGCCCAAAACCCCTCAAGGTGCTGCCGATGATGTCGCCCATCTGCTCAAACCCCGTCCCCGTCGCCTCAGCCCCACGAACCACACCAGGCAGGGCCTTTTCAACCTCGCTGACACTGAAGCCAGCCCGGACCAGGGAGGTGGCCAGCTCGGCTACCTGCTTAGAGGTGCCGGCGGCGTCGATGCCCACCTTCTCAACAATCGAGCCAAGCCGCTCATAGCCCCCCGTTTCCCCTGCAGCTGCAGCGGCCATGCGCAGCTCCCCATCCAGCTCCATGAAGCCGCCCACCAGCCCCTTGAGGCCTCCCAATCCGGCGGTGACGGAATCGGTGAGCTTGCTGGTCAGTGAGACCGCAACACCCGTGACAGCAGACTCCAGGATGTTGAGGCTTGACGCTGCCTCCCCTGCTCCTTTGACGACAGCAGACTTGAAAACATCAACACCGTTTCGCGCCTCTTTAAAGGCTGCTGCGATCTTGCTGCCGCCCTGGCTGATCTTGTCCAGGACTGACGAGGGGATGATTTCCCCCTTCGCCGTCTCAAACTGAAGCTTGGTGCTGTTGAACCGAACCCCTACATCCTTAGCCGCCTTCTCCGCAGCACTGGTGATCTCATCAAATGCCTTCTTGGCCGCTGGCGTCAGCCTGTTGCGGAAGGCCTCACCTGCCTTGCCACCTTCTGCTTCCAGGGCGCGACGGATCTCATCCTGGTTCTCCAGGAGTAAGGCAATCGAAACCTGAAGATCTGCCACCCGGCCCGCGTCGCGCTACTGATTGGAGTTTTCCCGTGAGCAACAAAAAACCCCGATCTCCGTCCAGACCGGGGCCATCTCTCCAACACCTAGGACTTTATGCCTACAGCCTGACCACTGCGGTGGGACATGTCCATGTCAAGACATGCTGGCTAAGCCCCGTGGTGAGCCCGTCGATGGTCACGTCGGCTGCGTTGCTGCCAGGGAGGAGCGCCTGAAGGCGGTTGAGCACGGCTTGAACGTTGTAGGCCCCGGAGCTGGCCGGCTCCCACTGCGTCACCGTGAGGCGAAACGTGGGGTTCTGATAGACCTCTCCGGTCTGTGCTGGCTGCGCTGCAGTGCCCATGGGCGAGCGCCAGACGATGACCTCAACCCCGCTCGGAATCGTGGTGGCCTCGATGGTTTCCTTCGGGAAGAAGTGGGCCAGGGCCTTCCTGGTGCCGCCTCCCGCGAGGGTGTGGATGCCCATCAGGGGGGTCAGCACGGTGTCGGCTGCCAGGAGGTCGAAGAGGGCGATGGTGGTGGTGGGGAGGGGCATGTGTGCAGTTTTCCCGCCCCACGCTGCCTATCCTGATCAGGGCGCTTCACCGACCCTGTGCCATGCCAGAACCCGACTCCATCACCGGCCAATCCTCGGCGCCCATGGCGTTGACAACAGAGCAGCACTTTGAGATGGAGCGCCACATGCGCTTGTTGGATGACATCACCGACGTAGCAACCCTGCGGAATCTCTCTAAGCAATTCCTACACCTGTGGATGAGTCAGAAAGCAGCCACAGCCTGGGCGATGCGCCAGCAGTGGGGGCTCTGAGGCCATGGCTTGCGGTTTGGTTCGCCTGATCTGTGAAGATCCCTCAGACTCCTGGCAGCCACCTGAAGGGCAGCAGGGCAGGCCCCTGGTGGTTGATGTTCGCCCAGAAGATGTAGCCAAGACTCTGGCTAGATTGAAAAGCGACGGATGGCAATTCATCTCGGAATGGCAGCTATGACCTCCACCCCATCGGCCCCTGTCAAGACCACCACAGCAGGCCCACCGATCTGGCCGCCTGGGTTGGTTGGCCCCAAGATCCGGCCAGCCCTCAAGGCGGGCGATCACCACCTGATCGCCAATGACGGGAACGAAACCCTGCGGGCTTTCACCCATGACGGCCGGCCCCTATGGACGATCCCTTGTCTCTGCCGTGGGCAGGGTGGGGAGGCTGAATGGCACCGCACGGCCACAGACACGCCCCCTGGCCTTTACCGGATCAACAAAGGCGGGATCTACCGGGATCACGAGGACCACCCCTCCAGCAAATACCACTCGGCCAACCGCTGCGCCTATGGCTGGTATTCCTTCGATCTGGAAGGTCTGGAAGGGCAGGAGGGCCCCAGCAGCAAGCCCTACCGTGACGGGATCATGATCCACGGCGGCGGCAGTGCCTGCGGCTGGCCAGGGGCCTGGGCACCGCGTCAAACGCTCTATCCCACCCTCGGTTGCATCCGCCTCCACAATCAGGATCTGCAGGCTCGCATCCTGCCCCTGTTGCCGCTGGGCAATGTCTACGTCTCAGTGCTGCAGGAGGCCCATTGAGCACGGATGCACTGGCCCTGGACGTGGCCCTAGTTCGGGTTCAGCTGGGCATTGACACCATGGAGGCGCAATGCGCTGCCGCCATTGAGCAGGCCCACACCAGGGCCGCCGCTGCTATCGAGGAGGCCAGCCAGCGAGCGATGGCGCAGGCAGAAGATCGGCTGAAGGCTGCCTACGAAATGGGCAAGCTGGACCATGAGCGGGAAGTGTTGCTCTCCATTGAGCAGGAGCTGACGGGCGAGGGCGAAAGCACCCATGCCGCGATGGTTCTGCAACGGCTGAAGCGCAAGATCACCGCCTCTTAACTGGCCCACATCAGGACACGGGCTAGCCTGGGGGCGATGCTTTGGCCTGCTGCCTTGGCATCGTTTGCCCATGGATTTCCTTACCTTCCAGTTCTTCAAAGGTTCCTTTGAAAAGCTGAATCGTTCCATCACTACCTTTACACGAACAATGTCTGCTCTCGTTACCAAACTCAAGGAAGTCCTTGAGTATCTCGCCACTGAAAAGGCTGGCATCCTGGCTGAACTGGCCTCCACCAAGGCAGCCCTTGCCGAGGCCCTGGCCAATGATGTTGCCGATGCTGGCACCATCACCGCCGCTCTGGCTGCTGCTGAGGCTGCTCAGTCTGAAGCCGCTGCTGCTCAGATCAGGATCAGCGAGCTTCAGGCCCTGGCCGATGCTGATCTGCTGGAAGATGAGGCCCTGCTGGAGCTGCTCGATGGCGTGATCCCCGTCCCGCCAGCTGAGGAGCCCGTGGCACCCCCTGCAGAAGAACCTGCCCCTGTGGTGGATGAGCCTGCAGTGGAAGAGCCCGTGGCTGAGGAGCCCATCTCCGAAGAGCCTGCGGCACCTGCCGAAGAGCCTGCCCCTGAGGAGCCCGTATCCTGACTCGGATGGGCTAGGATCTTTTCGGACTAGGACCGGCAATGGGTAGGGTCTGCGGGGTGAGAGCTGCAGACCCTTTTTCATGCCTACTCGTCAACACCCCTGCCCTGGCTGATGCGAAGGTCGCGGTAGGCCTCCATCAGTACGCGCAAATTGAGGTGCACAAGGCAAGACCCCCCGGAGCAGATGCGCCAGAGGATCCGTCCTTGTGCGGTGACGACATGCACTTGGCCATCACTGGCCCTGATGCCATCGTCTCCCCCCACCTTATGAGTTGTCGAGGATGGTGAACACGGTGCCCAGCACGTTCAGAGTGGCCGAATACTTCACCAGGGCCCCAGCATCGCCCTCTTCGCTCTTGCTGGCGAAGCGGCCGTAGCACAGCTTTTTCTCAACCGTCCCACCAGGGCCAACCCGCAGATACTTCACCGCCAGCCGCTCGGCCGTGGCCCGCTCCCTGAGAACTTCCATGACCTTGTGGTCAACGTTCTTGTGAGCGGTCATACCGCTGAACGCGAAGGAGTGAGTGTCAGTCACGCCCACGGTGATGGCAGAACCCCTGGTCACCTGGTCATGGGTGATCACGGTCTCATCCGAGGTCTCCGTGCTGTGGGGCGCAGAGGTGACGTTCAGCAGCTGGATTGGGGCGCCGGTTCCATCAAGGGGATAGACGCCGGTGACAACGCTGCCAGCGCTGACGGAGGCCGAGCTGATGTTGGTCGCTGTCAGCGCGTAGCTCACAGTGAAGGGGGAGGTGGTGGTGACCGCCGTGATGGTGTGAGTCCCGTTCAGGCCGGCGAAGGGGGAGGTCAGACCAGAGACCGCGATCTTTTCGCCCACCAGGGCGCCAGCTGCAGCGCTCAGGGTCAGGGTAACCACGTTGGTGGCGAGGGCTGCATTGGTGACGCTCAGCGTGTTGCCAGCCACGAACATCTGAAAGGTTGTGCCAGAGCCAGACGCGGCGACAGAAAGCTGACCACTGATGGCGTTGGCAGCATTCAACCAGCTGGTCAGAGCCGAACCGCCAGCCGCTGCAGTTTGCGCATCCTCAAGGGTGATGTCACTCATCTTGAGGGGCACGATGTAGTGCTGGATGTCCAGCGCTGCGCTGTAGTCGATGTTGGTGGTGGTCATCGGGCGGGGTCGGGGAGTTCTTATCTGGAGTTTTCCCGCCCTTCGATGGCTAAAACGGCACCCGCTTTTGCGGCGGCAAACGTCGCTGTTGGCACCGCATCCGCAGGGATAGCCAGGGTCACCACGTCCCCGGCCTCCGAGGCAAACTGCCGCATGGCCCCGGCTGCGCTGGCCTTGGCAATCAGGAAGCCACCCCAGTGCGCCTGATCCACACGATGAGGGGCCAGCAGGATGGCATCCTCTGCAGCCCAGCAGAGACGCGGGGGAGCTGTTGCGCCCTTGCCTTGCGCCGATAGATCCTGCACCCATGGCCCGTTGAAGGCGAAGTTGGGCAGCAGGCCTTTCTCCAGTAGCGCGAGCATGGCCGCACCAGCCTCTGCCGGTGGGCGGGCCTTCTCTGAGACATCCGCCCAGAAGAAGAATTCAGACAGGCTGAACGGCTCGTGCTTTACGTCGCGGTTGCGGTTGATTTCCGCCTGGTACCAGGCGAGCTGGGCGGTGGTGAGTTCCTCGTGGTGAAGCCGCTGCCGTTCGCTTTCGTAACCCGCTTCGAGCGCTTGGAGGACGTAGCCGCCGGGGAGTCGCCCGAAGCGTTCGCGGCTGAATTCGGGGGCACCGGGCCAGAGTCGCTTGCATTCCCAGTAGCACCGGACCCAGTTTGGTCGGCTGCAATCAAGCCGACCTGCCGCAGCTTTCCCAGTTGCTCGTCAAGTAGCTTCATATCCTCCTCTGGCGTGGTGGGCTTATCCATCCCGCGCTCTTCTTCCTGATAAACCTCACACAGAAGCGCAATCAATTCCTTTGGCAGCTTCCTGGTCTTCTCTTCCTGCCAATGAGGCGCAACACGCTGCACCATGATCGTGGCAGCCCTGATGTTGATTAGGTTCTGCCTGGTGTTCATCTGATCCAAATAGGATCGAATGATCAGGGAGTGCTTAATACTTATGTCGTCTTCCTCGTCTGTGAAATCAGCCCTTGCGCCTAGGTTCTTGACATAGTGCCTGGTGAGAATGCTGTAGCAATATCGAGGGCTTAATTCAGAGGCAACGGCTAGTTCGTTGCTCTTGGTCATCGTGACCAGATAGGGACTATTGGAGGGGTCCACCTTCGCAATGTCGGTCATCTCATCGACGGTGAGGTAACCAAGGCGCGGGATCCTCAGCACCCCTTCCTTCCACTTGATCTCAGCGTGCGCGTCCTTGATGGCCTGAGGCGGTGTTTCCCAAGGGAGCTGATCGAACATCAGGACGAACGGCGCCAGGCGCTGATGAAGGCTGCCTTAAATTGTGAACGATAGTCATAGGGTTCGATGCCCCCGTAGTTGATCGTTCCCAGCACGGCGGAAGTCCAGGGCCTAGCAGGCAGGTTGACCTTGGGTCGACTCTTGTCGCCCCATGGGTAGATGTTGGCCCCGTAGTGAGCAGCGGCGGCATAATCCACTGACCATTTGAAGGTGGCCAGGGTGCCGCTGATCTGGAAGCTGTTTGAGGCCTTGAGGATCCCGGTGTCCACGATGTTCCTAGGGGAGCCGACCTCCTGGCCATTGCTGCGGATGGTGGTGCGGGGCCAGCTCCACACCTTTGAGCCAAGGGCATCTTGAAAGGCGCTGTTCAGCTCAGGGAAGACCAACTTGGCGGCACTCTCGGCGGCCTTGCGGGATGTGGCTGAGACATCCAAATTCACCTTCACACTGGTCCTAGCGGTGAGCTTCATCGCCCTGCGGCAAATGTCCCTGTGAACTCGTCTCCTGCAGCAGCGGCGACGATGGCATCAATCCCGCCAACCCCAGAGAGGGTGGCCAGGGTGAGCCAACCACGCTCGCCTTCAGTGGTGGCCGGCAGGATGCTGAGCTTGCCCATGAAGGCCTCCAACTTCTCCCCGCGAGGGAGGCCCGCAGGCCTGAGGCCCGTGGTGTTCCATGCCCAGGAGGTGCCAGCCTGCAACCAGGTGCCACCTGAGGGAACGACAGCCCATCGCGTGATGTTGCCCTCCACGCTGGCGGCACCGATCGCACGGGCGCCAGCCTCCTGCTCCCCTGAGGGCCCCTGCAGCTCTGCAAAGGCCTCGATGACCACCTGCTCTGTGGTGGCCCTCATGCCCTCGCGCAGGCTGGTGCGTGCGGCGGTAGGCCGCAGCCAGACCATGCGGAGGTTTGCGAAGGGGGCAAAGGGGGTGGGCATGGATCAGATGGGGCGGCGGATTCTGTTGGGAAGGGGTTTTAGGCCCGCTGTCTTTCTTGCCTTCACCTGCGTCAGCTTTGCCGCTCTTGACCTTGCTGCATCGCTCTTTGATCTCTTCTGCTTTCTGATCAAGCTGTCATCACCCGAGGCAGTTCGCCGCTGCTTCATGCTCTTGGGAATAGCGGCGCCGGGATCCCTCTTGGGAATCGTTCCGCGTGGGGCAGACGTTGCAAACACGTTGTCCCTGAGCACCGTGGGTGCCTTCCTTGCCCCCCTGCTGGCAACACCTAACGCTCTTGCCTGCTGCTTCAGGGTGGGGCTGACCCTTTTGACGATCGGGCCAGACTTGGCGCCCTTCATGCTGCGCATTTCGCGACTGAACTGGTCAATCGAGCGGCTGTAGGCACGGCGCGAAATTGTGCCCTTTGGCTTTGCCGTTCCTGTTGCCGCGTTGCGCTTCAGCCGGTCTGCCGAGACAGAGGCGCCAGTCTTTGACCTGATCGCTCGCCGTGCAGACGTTGACGCCCCGCCGCCACCGGCAAAGCGTCCGCGACTGTCACGGCGATAGATGCGGGCCATCAGCGGCGACCCTGGCTCATGTATGGGCTTGCGCCGTAGCGAACACGGCGACTAGCTTCGGATTGCTGGGTTCGCTTGCTGTCTTGCATTTTGAGATAGCGGCCTTTGCCTGGTTCGTAGTCTGGCTTCGCTCCTCGCTGTTTTCGGGTCGCCTTACCTCGAAACAGAGAGTTAAACAATTCATCACCAGGCAGTCTTCCTTTTTTAGAAGTAGCTGAATTTCCTTTTTCAGCTTCTTGGCGGCCTTTGTTGCGGATCTTGCTGATAGCCGCCATCCTGGCCGCCCTGCCGCCCCTGCCCACCGTGGAGACCTTGGATCCCCCCTTGGCCATCTTTTCAGCGGCCTCTAAGCCGCGCTTCTTGAGCCCGCCTGCCCGAGCCTGAGCCGCCTTGCCACCTGAAAAGCCCTTGGCCTTAATCCTGTCGCCAAGCGAGACGGTGCCCTTGGCTTTCAGCTCATTGGCGCGAGCTGTGTTCTTAGCCCTGGTGCTGGTCCCCTTGGATGACCCCTTGCTTTTTCCACCGCCCTTGCTGCTTCCACCGCCCCCGCCACCACCGGCAAACCTGCCGCGTGAATCGCGCTTGTAAGTCCTATTGCCTTTTGCCATGGTCGGGGTAGGGGGTAGCGGTTACCTGAGTTTTCCCGTCACTTCATCGGCTTGGCCTTCTTTCCGCCCTTAGCAGGAGCCTTAGCAGGAGCTTTCTTCCCGCCCTTGGCAGGCTTGGGCATGGGGGCCATCTTGCTGCCTCCGTAGGGCATTCCACCTTTGGGCATGGGTCTGGGGGTGACTACCTCAGTTTTCCCGCTGGCCTCAAGTCGCCGGCTCAAGGCTGATGTCCACACCCTCGTTCGTTGGGTTGAGCTTGAGCCACACGCCCCCCAGGCTCTTGGGCATCACGATGCGCTCAACTGCCCAGCCAGCGCCCTCCTCAAATTCCTCCTTGTAGCAACCTGTCTGGACATGCCAGCGTTGGGAAATTCGCTGCTTTCCAGAGCTGTTGAGCCGATAGCAGGGGTGGCTAACTATAGTCCTCTCATGGTTGTGGCCGTTAACAATTATCTGAGATTCCGGCGCCAGTGAGCTATACCTCATTCCTCCGAGGACGCCCTTACTTACAACACCTCCCCAGGCGCCATGATGGAAAAACAACGTACACCGCCTAGTTCCATGCTCCCTGCTGATCCCTGGCCGGTAGAACGTGAACCAGATCCACCCCTGATAGCGCATGTGTTCAACAGGGGAGCCGTAGCGATCACGCATCAACCGCACAACATTGCCTAGCGGGTCAATCTCCTGGTTCCCGATCACTGCGGTCTCATGGTTGCCATCAGACATCATCAAGATGGTTGAAGCGAAAGGCGACAGCCATTCAGCGGTCTCGTCAAACACCAGATCGAAGTAGTTCGACCCAAGGTGCTCAGCCCTGATGCTGCCCTTTGAGCCACGGCGATCCTTCTTGCCTTGCATCAGGCACATCACATCCCCAAAGAAAAGGGCGTTACCGTTGACGCCCTGCACTTGCTTGAGATGTTTCTTTAGTAAGTCCCGCCTGCACTTTGGGTTGTCAAGGTGTATATCAGACGCCAGCAAAAAGGTATGGGGTTCAGTCTTGCCAATGGGAATCCGTATCTCTAGCAACTCCGGCGAGCGGCGTACAAGCCTTGGCGGGGAGTCGGTCACGGGTCAGGAAAGCGAGTGCTTGCAACAGTTTTCCCGTGTTTTGCAACAATGATGACAATTCGTAAACAGCTCAACTATCTGGAGATCCTGGATGGTTCAGCTACCGAGGAATCCTCGGTAACTCAACCGTCAAGGAATCCTTGACAGTCAGCTCCTCTGCAACATCCCCGCGCCAACCCCACCACGGGCCATGCGTTGCACGTTCAAGGTGGTCGCAATCCTGCTGATCAGCAGTTCAATCCGCTCGTCGCGCTGCCCCTGCGCCGTGGCCCTGGCGCCACTGCCGAAGCGATAACGGGCTTTGAGCAGGCTGGTATCCCACGTCAGCTTCCCGGCCTGGCTGAGCTGTGCATCGCGGTTGGGAGACGTGCCAGGGATGGGGCCCTCATATTCTTCGGCGTTGCCCAGGTGCGCCGTGCCGCTGTCCACTTCATCGGCCTGGGTTTCCTCAAGCGTGCCGATCTCATCCACCCACCCCTGAACCTGCGTGACGCTCGCGGGGGAGAGCTTGGCGACGGTGTTCATCTGTTGGATCAACTCCGTCAAGCTGCCGTCGCTGGCGGGCCAGCCAATGTGCATCCGGATCAGGGCCAGATCATTGACCGTGGCGCTGCCGCTGTTGGGCCGCCAGAGGGTGTTCAGGGTTGGCAGGGTCATCAGGCCGCCTCAGGTTGCTGGAGGCCCACCCGGTCACCATGAAGGGAGCCCAGCCAGAAGCGCTCCTGCGGGGTCAGGTTGCGGCAGAGCTGGCGCAGGATGAATTCCCCCTCGCGGTCATCGCATTCCTGGCTGATCATCCTGAGGCCCTGGCAGGCACCCACGGAATCGCGCAAAAGCACGCACACCGCAAGGGCTTGCAAGAGGCGAAGGGTGGGAGAGCGTGTGGGCATAGGTGGGGCAGGCCTGACCCAGTTTTCCCGTCCTGATCAGGATACGGGTTACAGCATGTGAACTGTCTGGGGTGGGATGGGGTGGGGCGTTACGCAGTGGCTAAGATCGTGTGCATGGGGGAGGGAACACCCTCCTCACGGGGTTTAACCCCTGGCCCGCCCGGAGCCTGCCAAGTAGTCGGCAATCCGGGCAATCCAAACCAGCACTTTGGCAATGAATCACACCGCACAAGCGCTTATGGCGCTGGCCCTACTCCGCTCGCTCCCTAACTGGGAGCGAATCTCTCAGATCTACGGAGACATCGACGAGCACCTCACGGACCTGGCCGGTGATCTCGCCAACTACCCATGGGAGGAACTGGAACGCGATTAATCACGGCCCGCCGGGAGCCCATCCCGGCACTGTCCCATTGCATCACCACCATGGCCCGCGAACACACCTACGCCGAAATTGCCAGCAGCTTTGAGCTGTGGCAGGAATTTGTAGATCGCCAAGGCGCGATGAGCCGCGAAGAATTTGACGCCATGAGCCACGCTGATCGAGTGGCCATCCAGATCGGGGTGTTCGGCCCAGAAGATCTCGTCCCCACCGTTGCCGACCTGCTGGAGCAGACCGCCATCAGCAACGGGCTCCACCGCTGGGCCGTCGAAGGCGGCTCCATCGAAGTGCCAGCCGATGTGCTGCGCCCCATCCTGGAAGACGCCTGCGACCCCTCCATGCCCAACTGGCCCGCCATGGTCGAGATCGACTATGCCTGACCCCCTAACCCTCGAACGCGAAGCCGCCACCCGCCGCGCCCATGACCTAGACCGCTGGCAGCGAGAGGCAGAGCAACGGGTCTGGCGTCGCGCCTATCGCGTCACCACAACCCTGAGAACCATCACCGTGATGGCCCGCACCCCTGCTGATGCCATCCGCACTGGCCTAGAGCTGGCTGGCCCTGGTGCTCAGCTGCTGTCCTGCCTGCAGGAGGGGGAATGGTGACACCTTGGAACACCACTACCCCACCCTGCGAAGCCAACGCCGACAGCAACGGCAATGTCCTAATTGCTGTCTACGAAATCAAAAACTTCCAGGGCCCGTACAAGCTAGAGCTGCACCCCTGGCAGCACATTGCGGCCCTCTATGGCTGGGGGCCGAAGGTGCCTTGGTTGGTGGCAGGGGATGCCTGACCCCCCATCCGAACGCCAGCGCCGCTACAGGCTGCGCCGTGCTG